TCTATGGTCCAAATGCTTGTGTATTTGTAGTATCCGGTGTTAGTGTTCTTGAATTATCTTCTGCTGTTCCATCTACAAATCCCATTGCTGTTGAATTTGGAAATACAACATTTTCGGAAACACTAATCATATTTGGATGTCCCATTGCAATTGCATCCTCTAAATCAATAATTAATTGAACATCATTTGGACTTTCACTTTTATTTCTAAATTTATTAATAATACTTTCTAATGCAAATCCCAATTGTACATATACTTTATCAGTTATTCCAAACGTACTCATTCTATCAGCTACATCATCATAAAAATTAATAGTATTTGCTTTTACAGTATCTTCATCAGTTCCAGTTCCTTCTCCATCTAAATTTAATGCCTGATATACATTAACCAAAGAATCCGAATCCGTTTTTGCTTCGGTTGATGTTTTTTTATCTTTTTTATTTAACGCCAAAAATCCTGGAATTTCAGATGGTGAACCTAATTCTAATGTACAATCAATGGTTGCATCATCATTTATTTTAAAATCAAAATTAACCAATGGCCCTGCCATCATATCTACATCATAATCATATGCGGCAATTTGTCCTTCCCAATTTTTTATATTATTTACAATAAGTGCTGCGATTCCTATTGTATTTCCGGCATATTTTGTATTTTTATTAACCCATCCCCAACTTACCATTTGTGTATTACCAACTAATAAAAAATCTTTATATTCAGTTAATTGATTTACTGATGAAAATTTAACATGTATTTTTGCTTTTCTTATTGCACCTAATGTTCCACTATTACTTATTTCTAATCCTGTAATTATTGGTGGAAATCTTTGATTTTGTTTTTGAATTTCACTTAAATTAAATGTAGTATAACTATTATAACCAATTGATTCCGTTCCTTTACCGGTAAATTTTGTAAGTTGTATAAATGGTTTAGAACCACTAAAATCTATTCGTTTAGTTGTTTGTATTTTTTCACCTAATCTTCCTATTAGTGGTGTTATTGCTGGAAATGAACTCATAACTTTATTTTATTAAATCTGCTATTCTATTAACATCAGATGGTATTCTTAATTGTGTTCCTGCTTTTAACTTTAAATCAATATCGGTTAAATTATTTGCCGTAGCTATTACCCACCATAAAGATGAATCACCAAAATAATGATTAGCCAATAAATCTAATCTATCACCATCATTAGTCATAATTAATATATCAGTATCAACAGGTTCTACATATGGTAATACTATTGAGTTATATACCAATCCTCTTCCTTGTTTATTTTGTGTTGCTATTTTATCGTATCTTTTCATTAGTATTAAATATATTAAGAATAAAAAGTGTATGAAGTATCATCTGCTTGGGATACTACTTTGTATGTTATATCCATTTCAAATAAAAATGGTTTTTGTGAACCTGTTGTAATTTCCCAAGGTGAATCATCACTTACCGTTAAATTACATGTTGTCAAAAATCCATAACTACTATTAATAATATTTCCTATTTTTAATGATATTAATTTTCCAAATACACCCAATTGTCCTTTAGGTGTAGGTAATGTAAGTTTTTTAATATTTTCTGCTTTTTTCCAAATTAAATCTAATTGTTCTTTATTTTCTGCATACATTTGAAATTTAAAACTAATTTCTCTTTCCCAACTATCGTATAGATAAAATTTAAAACCACTACCAACAGGTTTTACATCAGTATAACTAGGTGTTGTATTATCTGCTAATCCAGTTATAGTTCCTAAAAGTGTAATACCATTTATTGCTAAATTAATAATATCATACTTATTATTTTTTAATACATCATCTTTTTTAGTTATGTAAGGAACATATTTTTCTTGTCTTTTATAATAAGGTGTACTACTTTTATTTACATTTTTATAAAATGCTACTCCACCATCTTTATCACTTGCATCTACAAATGTTTTTTCATTTGTAAATCGTTGTCTAGCTATTACTTTATCACCATACTTTATTGTAATATCTTTAGTTTCCCAAGTATTTTTTATTAAATTATCACCTGTTCCATAATTTTGAGAAACAATTGACATATTAAATGTATCCATACCACTTCCTACAATTGGGCTATAATCTATTCCATTAATAGTTTCATATGTATTTGGTGTACCACTTTTAGTATCTTTAGCATCCCATAAATTAATTGATTTATATAATCCAGTTAATTTATTTTCTAATCCTTTATATGTTGTAGTATAAAAATCATCTAATCTATTTGATGTTCCTTTAGTTAGTCCATCTTGTGTAGGATTATTGGATAATTTAATAATTTTCATTTTTTCGCCGGCTTTTCCTAATTCAAATCCTGCTCCAAATGTTCCACCTAAAAGTCCTGGTCTATGTGTAAATTGCGTTTGATTTACTGCAATATTATCTGTTATTCCTGATTGAAATGCGAATGTTGATGGAAAATTATCAGGATATAATTGTCCCAATGGTGCTTTAACTGATGGTAAGGGTTTCTTTTTTAATGTAAATTTCTTTTTATTAACCAATGCATCTAATCCTGCTGATACTAATTTAGTTGCTCCACCAATTGCTGCACTAACTGCTACATTTTTTAAATTTTGCCCTAAGTTTTTTAAACCTGCATTATCTTTTAAAAAGTTTCCTAATGAACCTTTATCATTTCTAATTTTACCATATAATAAATCTGTGTATAAACTATTATATACTTTATCATCAACTATTAAATCATCTGGAAGTTTTGGATTTATTAATTGTGAAATTGCACCACCAACTATACCGCCCACAACAGGAATTTTAGATGCTAATTGTGCTGCTCCTTTTACTGCTGCTTTTTTTATTGCTTTAGTATCAACTTGTCCTTGACTCATTATACGAACAATATCTGTTCCGTATAATTTAGGAGTTGCTTTTAACCATTCTTTACTTTGTTTTATATTAACATCAAATTGATTACCAGGATCGGGTTTAATCATTCCTGCTTTTTCACTCTTAGGGTCTAATCCTTTTGTAAACTGATGTGAATCTAATAATTCTAATAATGATTTACCCATAATTAAGAAGGTTGTCTTTTGTTACTAATTGCCAATCCGGTGTTCATTTTTTTACCATCTAAGTAAACCGCTATTTTACCATCAGTCATATCTTGTCTTAATCCTACTATTTCATCTAATAATTTTTGAGATGAATCTTCTTTTTTACCGCCACCTTCACCTCCACCTAATACTTTCATTAATCCACCACCACCCAATGCCGCTAATATTGGTAATGCTAATATACCCATCGTTCCTAACATAGCTAATGATAATGATAATGTAGTTATTGCGGCTACTAACCCAAATATTTGCATAATCATACCAACTAACGGAGTTAAGTTAGCTACAATTGCTGGCATTACGGTTGATAATAATGATAATGCAGGTGCTAATGCTGCCATTGCATTTGCTAATAACATTAAACCAACTGAACCTATTATTAGTCCTGGTGCTGCTATCAGTAATCCTATTCCTAATGGTATTAATGCTAATCCAAATAATGCTAATTTACCAACATCTAAATCTTTAATTCCTGCTGCCATTGATGCAAATCCTTCCCCTAATAATATCATTCCTGCACCTAATACATTAACCGCTGCTCCAAATATAAGTAATGCTATTGATACTGCTGCTAATCCAATTGCACCTAATATTAAAAATTCTGCAACTGTACCTAACAATGCCGCTACTACTGCTAATAATATTAATAAACCAATTCCCATAAGTGCTGCTCCAAAATCTACACCTGCAAATTCTTGTAATGCTTTTGCAAATACCCATACAGCAGCTGCAATAATTAATAATGCCGCTGCTGCTTTAATCATTTCAGTTGCATTTATTTTACCAAACTTAGATGCTTGTCCTGCTTGGTCTCCACTCGGTGCTTGTGGTGGTGCACCATCTTTACTACCGGTTAATTTATCGCCCAATCCACCAATTGATTTTTGTTCTTTAGATTCTAATATACCACTAAATCCTTTCATTCCTTTACCACTAAACAATCCTTTAATTCCAGTAAATGAATCCTTTAAAAAACTAGCACCTTCTTTTGCATCTGCTAAATTTTCTTTCATACCTTTAACACCAATCAAAGCTCCACCAATACCTTTTAATAATGTTCCACCAAATGTTCCTGTTAGTGCTTCTGCTCCTTCATTTAATGCACTAAATGTACCTTCTAATTGTCCAGTTAGAGTATTATTGTGTTCCATATTAGCACCCATTGTTTGCAATTCTTGAACTGATACACCTAATGCATCTGCTACCGCTTTCTTTTGGTAGTAATCCATTTTATTAAATTCTTGTACTCCACCCGCTGCTTCTAATGCTGCTTTTTGTGCACCTGCTATATCACCTGCGTATGCTAATTCTCTTGCTTTTCCTAAATTCAAATCTCTACCTAAAAGAACACTTGCATTCATTTCTTTTTCAATAGAGTTATTATAATCTAATAGATTTTCTGACATCTTAGATGCTGTACCCAAATCACTTCCTAATTTTGCAGCTGCTACCGCTGCTTCTGCCATATTTTTTCCACCATCCTTACTGAACAATGCAAATGCTTCACCATTTTTAGCAATATCTTGCATCACCTGTCTCGGTGCTACTCCATTTTGTAACGCCAATTCCTTTGTGGCTGCTGCCATATTTAAACCCGTATCATTTGATAATCCTTGTAATCTACCAAATTGAGTAATAACACCTGCCGCTTCATCACCACTTAATCCTAAATTGTGTGCCAAGAAACCTGCATTTAATGATGTTCCTAATGTTACATCATTTACATTACCCAGTTTTTGTCCTAATGATATTGTTGCTTTACCTGCTTCTTCACCTAATATTTCAGTTACAAGCATTGCTTGTAGTTTAAATCCACCTAATTGAAATCCCCATCCACCAATTTGTGAATTAATTTCTTCAAATTTTTCAAATAAATGCCCAGCACCAACAAATGCTACTCCAATTGCGTTTTGAAATGAACTAAAAAATACTTCTGCCGTTGTTGATATTTTTTTAAAAGTTTTATTAATACTTTCTAAATCTTCAAATAATTCTTCGTATAATTCTTTTGTTTCTTTAGACATATTTCCAAAACTACTAGCTTCTGCAAATATATGCCCCATTGCTTTTTGTTGTGATTCTAATGCTGCTAATTGTTTTTGTTGAGTTTCAGTTAATTTACCACCAAGTGCCTGTAAATCAGTAATAGAATCACCCAAACTTTTCATCACACGTTCGTATTCTTGTGTTTTTGCTCGCATTTCAACCACATCATCTGCATTTAATGATGCAATATCTGCTGTTAAATCCAATGCTGCTGCTAAATAATCTGCTGATTGTTTAAATCCGGTTGTATTTTTATCTCCTGCTACTACTGATGCTGCTATACTTTGACTTAATTCTAATCCTGCAATTGCAGTTTTTTTTAAATCTTTTCCAAATTCTTTTTGTATACCCGATAAAGATGCTATATTACTACCAATACTTTTATATGTTTCTTCTTCTTCTTTTAATGCTGTATTTAATTTATTTTGTTCAGCTGTTATTGCTTTTAATTTATCCTTTGCCTTACCATATGCCTGTTGTAACTTTTTTACATTGTCTGTGCCTTGTATGCGCGCGGCATTTAATGCCTTTTCAGCATCTATAAATTCCTGTAATGCCATCAATCTTTGTTTATCTAAAGATTTATCGTTTTTACCACCGGCCTGTTGTGTAGCTTTTTTAGCCATTAGTCAATATGGTTCTTTTTAATAATTTTTTGCAATTCTTCCCAATGTATATCAATATTTTTCATTGCCTTTACCGCATCAGGATGCATTCCAGCTTTTTGAGCAGCTTGGATATATCTATCAGATACCCCTCTTTGTAATGATTTGAAAAAATTGTCAACTATATTAGTAAGCAACCCTTCAGAAATTTGTTGTTTATTATTTGCCATATCTTTGCATGATTTTATATAAATATCATATAAAACAAAAAGTTAGGAGTTTTTTATCTTCTCCTAACTTTACTATTTGATTTTGCTATCTGTTCTTGTTCTTTCTTTTTTATCTCTACTAATTGATTAACATACATTCTTCGTATATGTAATGGTAAATTATACACATCAGAGAACGTAAATCCTCCACCACCTTGAAAAACCAAAAAGAATAGTTCTTCATAAAGTGATTTTGTATAATTAGGTGGTAGGGTAAAAAAAGCTAATCCCAAACGGGATCGATAGTGCCTCCACATCACCCGTCACCTCAGATGTAAATTGAAATGTCATATCTAAATCTGGAGAAATTTCTTTAAAAAATGTTCTTAGTGCTTTTGTATCACCTGCTAACATATTTGGAACAAACTTATTAATAAATCCTCTATCTGAATTACCATCTACTTCTACAATCATATATTTAAATCTTGTAGTAACATCTGTACCCACACTTTTACCTTTTGTTAATCTTTCCATCGCTTGGATTTCTTGATTAATATCTTTTTCATCTTTATGTGTAAGTAATCTAACTATTAATTTCTTTTTAGAAACAGGTAAAACTAATTCATATCTATTTTCTTTGTTCAATTTAGAAAAATCAACATCCTTTGTTTGGATTGCAGATAAATCAATTGTTACTTTTTGCTTTTCCCCACTAAACGGGTCTGTAACCTCAACATCGTACTCTGGCCCATATCCTAACATTCTAGTTGCTAAGTAAACTGCGTTGATATCACCCACTACTAAATCATCTGCATTAACACCTGGTTGAACTACTACTGATTCTAATAACTTTTGTAGAACTATACCTTTGTTAATCAAATTTCTATCCGCTAAGATATCTTCTTCTCTCGCTGTCATGTACTTAATTTCTAATGTTCCTTTGCTCAACGGATTTGATTCTGCATATACTCTACCTTCGGATGGTAGTGATATTACTTGCGTTGGAAAATCAAATGTTGCGGTTGCTTGTTGTGTTTGTTGAGGTTGTGTTTGAACTGAAGTTCCACCTCTTTGAATGTTTATGTTTTCTTCCATAATAACTTTTTGTTTGTTTTATATAACTATTTGTTTTTTAAATTTTTATTCTGCACCACCTAAATCTATCTCATCTTCCCACTCTTTTACCGATTTTGCTTTTCTTTTTTTGAATTTAGTACTATGTTCTTTTTGATAATCAGTTTGTGTTTTTGGTTTACTGCCTATTGTACCCATATCACCACTATATGTTGTATAGTTCCACGCAGAACCAGTTGAATATGTAATTGATGATGGATTGTATGAACCACTAAATGCTGGATTATATGTTGTAATATAACCAGTACCAGGTGTTGTTGTAATTGTTCCAAATGAACCACTACTACACGTTATTTTATATGGATTATCTAATGGGTTTGGATAGTGTGGATGTTGCCAATTAGGAAACGGGTTTATATTTGGAGTAGTATTGGGTATTCCCCATCCACCTTCTCCAATAGGAGTTCCATCGTTAACTTCTGCTAACTTTTCTTTTAATATATCCCATTGTTTTGGAGTAATATTAAATTCATGTACTCCTTCCGTAAATCCTTTTAACCAAAGTGTAAATTCTTTTGATGTCATAACTATATATTTGTATATATAAATATAACAAAAATAAAAAAGGGAAACAAATAATGTCTCCCTTTTCTTTTATATTTTTCTTTAGATTAGAATTCTAAGATTGCGTAATCGTAAGTTAAAGTTAATGATATCATAACTGGATCGTTTGAACTCCAATCTACATCACCAAACTCTGCCGAAGAAATCCAAGCACCAACAATTTTCCATTGTTCTACTTTATCACCCACAGGTCCTAACATATAAAAATCGATATTCTTTTTATAGAAATCTGCATACCCATCTCTACCAGTGATAGATTCGTGTCCTGTTCTAATCCATTCCATTACTGATTGTGCACCACTTGGTACAATTGGGTCATATAGAGTGATAGTGATATCAGTCCAATTTGATTTACCTTTAATCTTTCTCTTTAAGTTGATATGGTCTAATTCTACAACTTCACTTTCTAACTTAGGTCTGTTTGCTGTTTTTACCATGAAAGATGGAATACCATCAATTTCCATAATAAAACGGTTTGCTAACTTTGGTTCAAAGTTTGTATAAAATATCTTATCAAATGATAATACGTCAGCCATTGTTTATTTCTCCTTTACTTAATATAAGTATATCTTTTTTTAATTTATGCGTTAAAAGTTGCCCCAGTTGGTAAAACATTGAAATCAATTTGAATGAATTCAGCAGTTTTAGTTGGTTGTAAGAATATTGCACCTTTTAAGATGTTTCTATCGATTACGTCTGGAGTATTGTTTGTTTCATCCATTACAACTTTGAATGCGTATAAACCTTGTCTTTGTTGAATGTTCTCTAAATAAGGGTTAACTGTATTTAAGAATTTAGTTCTTGTATCAGTTGTGTTTTGTTCAAACACTAAATATCTACTTGTTGAAGCAATATACTTCTTAACTGTGATAAGTAATCTTCTAACATTGATTCTATCTAATGCTGATGGTCTAGCTTGTAAGGTTTTTTGTCCAAATGCTACAATACCTTGTCCAGGGAACTGAGCGATTGGATTTACTTTACCTTCATATAAAGTATCTCTATCAGAATGAGTTAATCTATCTAATACTGCTACTGCTCCAGTGATACCACCTCTATTTAAACCTGCTGGTGCAAACCACTCAGCTGATGTAGCATCGTTAGCTGCATAAACTCTAGGTAATAAAACCGATGGTGGAACTGTGATTAATTTGTTTGTGTTTGTATCAATTGTTTTAACCCAAGGATAGTAAACCGCTGCGTAGTTAGTATCTAAACTATTAGCTACATCTACTACGGTTGGAATAGTTGCTGATTGTCCTGCTGCATCCATAATATAGAAAGTATCTGCTCTATTCTCACATATATCCATTGCGTATTGAGTTACATTACTATGGTCGTTATGATTAACACCCGGTAATACTAATAAGTTAATATCCCACTCATCTACATTTGATAATGCATCTAAACATTTTTTATATGCCTTTGAACCACTCGTTGCAGAAGTTGCTAAGTTAAATCCTTGAACATTTGTAGAAATAATATCTGTACCTTTATTAGAAGGAATTGTTGGATTTAAACCATCAAATCCACCTTGAAACGCTATATTAAATATTCTACTTGCTACAATTGTTGCACTTGCACCACTTGTTAATGGTAAAGATGCAGTTGTATCTAAAGAAAATATAGTGTTTGAATTACTACCTTCTGTTGGAATTGGTTTTAAATACATTTCATTATCACCATTTCCTTCTAAATCAATACCAGCATATACATTAGTTGAACCAGTTGCAAAAGTTACAATAGGTAAATTAGCTAATTCAGCAGATGAACCACTTATAAAGTTCTTATATGCAGCGTGTGCGTAAGGTACTGCTGTTACAGGATATAAATCAGAATCTTTTGTTTCAACTCTAATGTATTTAGATTTATTAATCCAATCACCAATTGTAGTTACTTTACCATAAGAATCAATTGTACTTACTTCATCACCGATTACTCTAGCAATATAGTTAGTTGAAGTTGGGTCTAATGATAAATTATTATATTGTTCTAAAATGTTTTGTCTTTTATCTGTATCATCATATTTTCTAACATATAATGAGAATGTTCCATAATCAGAACCATTGATATCACCTGCTGCTTTAACATTACCAATTGTAATTTTAAATCTTGTATTTTCTACATTACCATCTGCCAAAGTATGTATACGGAATAAATCGTATCTTATACCACCCATATCTTGTGATTTAATCCAAGGTGTAGAAGCGTAAGTTGCATCTGTTGTAAACGTTTGATTACCTAATATTGTATAAGTTACATTTGCATTACTACCAGTTAAAAAACTAGCATATGTATTAGTTGCTGCAGTAGGAAAATAACCATATACATAAGCTTCTTTTGTTCCTAATGGTGAATTACCAAATACATCATCTATTGATTTAGTTGATGCTGGAACTAATGAAGTTGCATATGAACCACTAAGTGTTAATCCACCTAATGAGAAATTACCACTATTAGCCGTATTTGAACTTGCACTAAATTCAGTTGAAAAACTATTAGTATCTGTATCTGTATTAAATAATACTGCTACTGATTTAGATACCGATGCCGATGAAATTGTTAATAGAACAGGTGCTTTTTCGGTATATCCACCGATACCTGCTACTCTACAAATTGTTACTAAACCTGTCTCTCTTAAATAATTTTGAGCGGTTAATTCTGTATAATATGTACCATCAGCTGCACCAAAGATTTCCTCTAACTCAGATGGTGATGTTACGATTGTTGGTTTAAACGCTGGTCCTTGTTTAAAAGGTCCTACAATTGCTCCACCAATAGCACCTACTCCTTGAGCTATGTATGATAAATCGTTTTCTCTTGTAAATACGCCCGGCGATACTAATTTTTCAGCCATTTTATTTGTTCTCCTTATAAATTATGTTATAATATTCTAATATAAATATACAATTATAGTTGTAAAAATATATTATTGTTATGCTTTAGGTGTAAATTCTCCAGTTGTAGTATCTAAATCTCCATCTCCATACTCTTTTTGAATTTCACCTAAGAATGTTTGTTCTTCTAATCCTAATCTGTCAAGTTCTTCAAACATACTTTGTTCATCTGCTTTAAGTTGTCTTTGTTGAATTTGAGTTTGTCCTATAATGAAAGTTAATTCATTAAATTTTCTTTTTAATTCACTTAATTTTTGTAACTGCTCTGGTCTAATTTGTGCCATAGTTTTTTATTATTTTAGTTCTATATATAAATATATATTTTTTTACTCAAACGATATTATAATCCGTATCTACCTTTTAAATTTAACCAAACCTGTCCTATTTCAGTTGCAGTTAATGCTCTTTGATAGAAAAAGAATGAACCTAAATTACCAGTATTATTTTGCATTAAATAAATATCAGCCGTTCCAGTAGTTGCGGCTGCAGTTGTTGTTGCAGTTGCTACTTCTACGTTGTTATTATATATCTTTGTTGTACCAGCACCTGTTGTAACTGCAATCATATGCCAACCTGTTAGAGTTTGAGCCGTTGCTGATGTGTTACCATTTGGAGTTGATGTAAACGCAATTGTTGATGTAGTTGCATTTAATGTATAATCTGTACCTCTACTTAATATATTACCTGCACTTGCATTTACAAATGCTATAATAGTATATCCGTTTGCTAATGTTGTATTAAAGTATGTATTACCTGTACCACTACTTAAACCATTTTGTTTAATACCATATTTACCACTTGCAAATGTTAATGATTTTGGAGATGCTGCATTAAATGAAGGTGCTGCGATTGCAGGAATTGCATTACCACCTGTTAAGTTAAATCCAGTTGAATAGCCCGCTACATCATTAAAATTAG